GAGTCGGATATCAACGGCGCAATGGTGGTTGAGCTGTCCGGCAACCGCACCGACAACGCGCAGCCTTTTTCCTTAACCGTTCCTGTGAGCTGAGACTATGGCAACTATCGACCTGAGCCAGCTGCCCGCGCCTGACGTGGTGGAGTCGCTGGACTATGAAACTCTGCTGGCCGAGCGAAAGGCGACGCTGACTTCCCTCTACCCCACTAACCAGCAGGAGGCCGTCGCCCGCACGCTGACGCTTGAATCAGAACCCATCGTCAAGCTGCTGCAGGAAAACGCTTATCGCGAGCTGATCCTGCGCCAGCGTATCAACGAGGCGGCAAAGGCTGTTATGGTGGCGTATGCACTTGACGACGACCTTGACCAGCTCGGCGCTAACAATGGCGTAACCCGCCTGACCATTACCCCGGCCGACAATACAGCCATGCCGCCGACCGCCGCCGTGATGGAAAGTAACGACGATTTCCGGCTGCGCATTGCCTCGGCCTTTGAGGGGCTGAGCGTGGCCGGGCCGACCGGCGCATATGAGTACCACGCCAGAAGCGCAGACGGCCGCGTAGCCGATGCATCAGCCATCAGCCCGTCGCCTGCAGTGGTTACCGTGACAGTGCTCGCGCGTGAAGGCAATGGCGTGGCCGGTGATGATCTGCTGGCCGTGGTTACAGCTGCACTTAATGACGAGGACGTGCGCCCGGTTGCCGACCGGGTAAGCGTGCAGTCAGCGAAGATTGTTGAATATGAAATCGTGGCCGAGTTGTACCTCTATCCGGGGCCGGAGGCGGAGCCAGTCCGCGCCGCCTCTGAGGCAAAGCTCGCCGCCTTTGTCAGTGCGCAGAAGCATCTCGGCCGCGACATTCGCCTGTCTGCGCTGTATGCCGCCATGCACGTTGAGGGCGTGCAGCGCGTCAACCTTATCAAGCCTTCTGCTGACGTGGTGCTCGACAAAACACAGGCCGCTTACTGCACAGGTTACACGCTGACCGTGGGAGGCTCGGATGAGTGATCGTCTGCTGCCGACGGGCTCGTCAGCGCTTGAGGTTGCCGCCGCTGAGGCGCTGGCAAGCCCCGGCGCGATGATCGTTCCGCTGCGCCAGTTGTGGAATCCGTACACATGCCCGGTGGAGCTTTTGCCCTATCTGGCATGGGCGTGGTCAGTTGACCGCTGGGATTCAGCCTGGCCTGAATCGACAAAGCGCGCCGTTGTTGCCGCCTCGCAGTACGTGCACCGGCACAAGGGCACTATCGGGGCAATCCGGCGCGTCGTTGAGCCGCTGGGCTATCTCATCAAAATAATCGAGTGGTGGAAAACCGGTGAAGCGCCAGGCACGTTCCGGCTGGACGTGGGCGTACTTGATACCGGCATTACCGAGGAAATGTATAACGAGCTGGAGCGCCTGATAGCTGACGCCAAGCCCTGCAGCCGTCACCTTATCGGCCTGTCTATTAATCTCGATGCTAACGGCACTCTGCCGGTCGCCGTTGCCAGCTACAGCGGCGACGAGCTGACTGTTTACCCTTATACCCCTGAACTTATCAGCGTCGGCGGGCCGGTCTATTCCGGCGCGGCGGTGCATCTTATTGACCTGACGGAAGTGAGCGCATGACGACAAAATATTTTGCCCTGCTGACCAATCAGGGCGCGGCTAAGCTGGCGAACGCCGCTGCACTCGGCTCGAAAGTGAACATCGCCTCTATGGGTGTCGGTGATGGAGGCGGCTCGCTGCCTACACCCGACGCGGCACAGACAAAGCTCATCGGCGAGAAGCGTCGCGCGCAGCTTAATTCCCTGACCATTGACGCGGCAAACAGCAGCCAGATTATCGCCGAGCAGATTATCCCGGAAAGCGAGGGCGGTTTCTGGATCCGCGAAATCGGCCTGTATGATGCCGACGGCGTGCTGATTGCCGTTGCTAACTGCCCGGAAACCTATAAGCCGCAGCTGGCTGAAGGCAGCGGGCGGACGCAGACCGTGCGCATGATTTTAATCGTGAACAGCACAACGGCCGTCACGCTGAAAATTGATCCATCAGTCGTGCTGGCAACGCGCAAGTATGTTGATGACGCCGTGATCGAAGTGAAGGCATACGCTGACAGCGTAATGAAAAAGCATACTGATGCTGACAACCCGCACGGCCAATACCTGCAGATCGCAAATGCCCTGGCTGAAATCAAAGACGCCGGGCTGATTGCAGACCTTCTCAAAAACCTCGGTTTAGGCGAAGGCGCGCCCGTTATCGGTTCACCTTTCCCCTGGCCTCACGCAAAAATGCCTAATGAACTCTTTCCCTCAATGGCTGGCATGGTCTTTCTGAAAAGTAACGGGGCGAGTTTTAGCGGCACGCTATACCCGAAGCTGGCGCTGGCTTATCCGGGACTGAAGCTGAATGATTTGCGTGGCGAGTTTATTCGTGGCTGGGATGACGGGCGAGGCGTTGATAGCGGACGTGCAATTGGTAGCGCACAGGCGGCAACCGGATTTCGTACCGCTGCTGTGGATTACCCCGGTATAGATTCAACCAGCACGGGCGCAACAATCGGCACGGCGTTTAATCAGGCTGACACCATCAGCAAGCTACAGCCAGCCGATGCAAAAACGCCCAATAACAGCGTAATGGATCCTGTCCTGTCAGATAACATCATCCAGGGGACGCAGTTAAATGCAGCGCAGACTGATGGCGCAGTGTGGATCACTCTGCGCCCCCGAAACGTAGCACTGAATTACATTGTGAGGGCCGCATGATGGCTAAGGTAACGCTTGATAAAAATGGCCTGGCAAAATCGGCCGGCACACTGACTATTTATAACTTCGACGCGGTAAGCGGAGAGTTTACCGGGTCCAGTGATGAGTTTTTGGCGAAGGGAGTTGGACTGCCTGCATATGCCTGCCTTACCGCTCCGCCTGAATTGCTCGTGGGCATTGTGGCCGTGTATCAGGGCGGCAGCTGGCAGAGCGTGCCGGATCATCGCGGCGAAACGGTCTACCCGGTTTCCGGTGGCATGCCGGTAGTGATCACGACGCTGGGTGACTATCCCGCAGATACCACAACCCAAGTTCCGGCAACCGCGTTTGATAAGTGGGACGGTGAAAAATGGGTGACCGACATTGACGCGCAGCAGGCTGCAGTGGTGAGTGAGGCCGAAGCGGAAAAGGCATTACGGATTGCAGATGCTAATAGTGTGACGCAGGCATGGCAAACGCAACTCAGGCTTGAAATGATAAGCGATGCGGATAGGGTTTCGCTTACTGAATGGATGAAGTACGTGCAGGCCGTGCAGGCTGTTAAAACCAATACCCTAAATATCGAATGGCCTCAAAAGCCCGTTTAGGAAAAAGGGCGGTATGTCGCCCTTTTCTGAATTCTTTTTTAAAAGAAAGCCACTAATGACAAATACACGATAAACCCACCCAGAAGAGTAAATATATATAAAGCGTAAGCTCCAATTTTTTTTATTAAGAAGTAAGGGCGATTCTTTGTAAAAATATTTTCACTTATTATTTTATAGTCTGAATTAATTAAATTTATTGCGCTGTTTGCTTGCTGAAGATTGCTAGCGGTTAAAAACATGCTTGCCCGGAATTTATCAAAAAGTTCCTTGTTTCTCATTTCCATAACAACATTTGATGGCATTAGCCCCTTTATATATCTGAATGCATCATCGTTTTGCTCCAATAAATAATCAGTTAGGGAATGGTCCTCTAATAAATTTTTTATTCCAATCATAGGTATAGTGAATTTATTTATATCATCCAAGGTAACTATTCCATTAGATTTAAAATTTTCATTCGCAGATTTTATCGCGTCCGATGCTTTTTCCAGCAAAGGCGTTAACAACCCAACTTTGGCTCTTGACTCAGACAACCTAAAGGATATTAATCCCCACAAAAATAGTAAAAAAGGCACACTTGCGATAATTATTTCCTTTAGTTTTTTTTGTAGTGTTTCACTTTCTTTTGGGTTATCTGTTTTAATTTTATCTAAGTTTTGATTTAGAATTGCTAAATATATAGGATCAAGGGCTAAAGAAGTGGTAAATCCTAAGTAAGAGTTTTCATTGAAAAATAAATTCAAAGTGTCACTTTTTTCTATATTATATATATTATCGTGATTAATAGAGCATTTTAGGTTTGTGTTAATATTTTTATCTGTGTTGTTAACTATCCTCTCTAGAGGGCGCGTAATAACTTTACATGAAGAAGGGGGGGAGGTAGTGGTCACTATTTGATCAAGTCGATGAAAAGTAGTGCTCGGTGTACATCCTGTCAAAAATAAAGCGAATAGAACCCAGTTTTTCACTTATCCTCCAAATAAATTTGAGTCAAGGTTTTGAGATTGTTAACGAACCGTAACCAAATGGTAATTTACTAATCGGTTTTTTACTAGCTTTAACAAGTTGTTCTCTTAGCCTTCAGCAAACACCAATCACATGCATCCCCATGCCCCAGCGGGCAATCTGAGCACACCCTCAAAACGGAGTGCATCAGATGTCTGATTATCATCATGGTGTTCGCGTCGTCGAAGTTAACGACGGCACGCGCACCATTACAACCGTATCAACCGCAATCGTCGGCATGGTCTGCACCGCGCAGGATGCGGATGCGGCAACCTTCCCGCTCAATACGCCGGTACTTATCACCAACGTGCAGGCCGCTGTCGGCAAGGCCGGTAAAAAAGGCACGCTTGCGGCTGCGCTGCAGGCCATTGCTGACCAGTCAAAACCCGTTACCGTCGTCGTGCGCGTCGCTGAAGGAGCCGACGAAGCCGAAACCACGTCCAATATCATCGGCGGCACGGATGAAAACGGCCAATATACCGGCATGAAAGCGCTGCTCGCCGCGCAGACCCAGCTCGATGTGAAGCCGCGCATCCTCGGCGTGCCGGGACTGGATTCACTGCCAGTGGCAGCCGCACTTGCCAGCATTGCGGAGCAGCTGCGCGCCTTTGCCTACGTTTCAGCGTGGGAATGTAAAACCATTTCCGAAGCCCGCCTGTACCGCCAGAACTTCAGCCAGCGCGAAATCATGGTTATCTGGCCTGATTTCGTTGCATGGAACACCGCGACCAGTAAATGCGATACCGCCTATGCCACTGCCCGTGCGCTGGGCCTGCGCGCCAGAATCGACAACGATACGGGCTGGCATAAAACCCTGTCTAACGTCGGCGTCAACGGCGTGACAGGTATTTCTGCGTCGGTGTTCTGGGATCTGCAGCAGACCGGCACCGACGCCGACCTGTTAAACGAGGCCGACGTCACCACGCTAATCCGTAAAGACGGTTTCCGCTTCTGGGGCAACCGTACCTGCAGCGATGACCCGCTGTTTCAGTTTGAGAACTACACCCGCACCGCGCAGGTGCTGGGCACAGATATTTATGACCAGATGGACAGCAGCCTGCGCACACTTACCCAGGACACAACGAAATTTCTGCTCAATATAGATAAATGGGTACAGGCAAACCCGGTTCTGTCAGCGGGCCTTGCTAAAGCGGCAATGGCAGGACTTATTTTTGTTGGCGCACTGGGTGCTATCGGGCTGGTAGCCTGGCCGGTGATTGCGGGCGTCAATACCCTGATTGCCGGGGCGGGCTTCCTCGGTACGGCATTCAGCATCGCGGGCGGAGCTATCACGGCCGCGCTCGGCGCTATCACGCTTCCGGTTGTGGCCGTCGCAGCGGCAATCGTGGCCGGGGCGCTACTGGTGCGGAAATATTGGGAGCCTATCAGCGCGCTTATTGCGGGAATGGCCGAAGGCTTTACCGCAGCGATGGGGCCGATCAGTGATTCCTTCGGTTCTCTGAAGCCGGCTTTTGAGTGGGTAGGTGGCAAGGTCAAAGAGCTGTGGGACTGGTTCGGCAAACTGCTGGAGCCGGTGAAATCCACGCAGACCGAACTTGCCGCCGCCGGAGACATGGGTAAGAAGTTCGGCAACATG